GCGGGTAAGATTGTCAACATACCTACTTCCTACCAGCGATCCGCATTGCACAGAATCTGAAGAAGTCCGACACCGTCGATAGAGCCAAGCCTGCTATAAGAAACGGGTAAGACAAAAACACCCTGAACGACGTCATTCCAAGTCCCCGAGCCGCATGCAGCCTAACGCACCACAATCGCGCCGAGCAACCTGAAGAAAATACCGCGGTGTCTAGCAAATGGCGTTAATGCGAATTGGCATAACGCCAGCCGCAGAGCGAATGTTCGGCTGGCCGCGATCTAGGCGCAAAAGCGCCTCCGTATAGGCTTTGGCTCCAGCGGTTCGGGGAATTTAACCGAACCGCTGGAGTGTCTAGCCTTCCGAAGGGGCTTTCCCGCAGTCGGAGATGGACGCCGTCGACAGACCTCAAGCGAACTGCTTATTGCCACGCCCGGTCTTTGGCTTCTCCAAACTGCGAGATTTCTCTAAGGCGCGCGAAGCCGTGGCTAAGCCGCTAGGGAAACGCCTCCCGACATTTTCGCCGCAATGGTAGCCCGGGCAGATAGAGCGACAGTTCCGGGCTGGATCGTCTCCGTCATCGGAGATCTAGAATCCCGCTGCGGTGCTTCCGGTGTCCGTGGTCGTGACAACCCGGACCAGAGCTATAGCCGCACATCCTCGGTCAGGATGCCCCCGATTGGCGTCGGGGGTGACGGCTGAATGGGGTGCGCACAATGTGCGTATCCCGAGGGACGCACTTGGCGGTGCGGCTCCGAACCCTGCCTTTATGGCCGGGGTCGGGCATGCTGTCCAGAGGGTTTCGGCCCTTGAAAGCGCTCGGCGTGTCGCTCTGGCATTGTCACCCCCCGGCTGCAGCGGCTGTCCCGCTGCGACAGGGCCGTGACAAGCCCTTAAGCGACAGAGCAACCACCCCCATGTCTATCCTACCGATTACCGCCCCAGCGGCGGCCACGCGTGTGCGCAAGTCTCGTCGAGCGCGTTCGGTGCACCCCCGGCTCAAGAGCGAGCCAGCAAACCGCGGGGAGAGCGTCCTGCCGCCTCCGATTGAACTGCAGGCGGAACAGCACCCGTACCGGGCCTTCCGCTCCTTCGATCCTGCGGCCGCCGCAGCCAGAGACGGGCACCCGCTGGCCATCTTAATCCGGCAGCAGCAAGGGCCGCCGACGAGATCGAGCGGCTCTTGGCCTTCCTGGACGCCACGGAAGGGGATTCCGATATGGAGCTTACTGACGAGCCGACCCATGCCGAGATCGGGGAGGTGGGTCGCTATTGGCGGTTCGATCAGAGGATGACGAGGACGGCGCCGACGACGAGCCGACGCTAGGCCGGCCGGAGTTTCTGTTCTTCTGCAAGGACAATCCGCCAGAGGAAAAGGGCTGTTACTGGCAGAGCTACACCAGCGAGGGCAATCAGGACCTCGGGAGATGCCTGACGACGACGAGCCTTCCCTTTGCGGCGTAACGGCGAGCGGCCTTAACATGCCGAGCGCGCTGGGGTGCGAGGACTGCGAGCAAGAGGATGGCAACGACGAGCCATCCCTCGGTTGGACCATGCAGGAAGCCGGCCGCGGAGAATACGCCGGCGGTCTGCCCGATCTCGAAGAACAGTGCGACGACGAAGGCGATCAAAGCGACACCGGCGTCGGCGATATTGAGGGGTTGCTTGAGCAGGTCGGATCGCAGGACTGGACGCAGACGGTGATGGCATGATCGAGAAGCCATGGCATAGGCGGCACTATCCACGTGGTGAGTGAGCTTCCTGAAGATCAGGAAGACGCCCCTGATCGTGCTCCGGCTCTCCGAACAGCTAGTGAGGGAGTTTCTAGCGGAGACCGAGGCCAAGGCTCCGACGGCAAGCACCGTCCGGCTGGTCGGTACCGATTGACGACGGACCTCGTCAGTAGAATTCCTTCGGGGGCCCGCCGGTGACGAGCCGGCGGGTCCTTCAATGAGAACGATGCGCGAATATCCATGTTGCGCCCGTGTTGCATCCGCCAGTTGGTACTAAACATGAAACACCGTAAATAAAGGTGTTTTAGAAATACCAGACAGCAACACGGATTTGCTCAAAAGAACGAACCCGATACTTAGTTAGATATCTGAAATTGCTTTGATATTAGTGGCGCGCTCGGAGAGATTCGAACTCCCGACCCTCGGAATCGAAACAAGCGAGCCGAAGTTTAATTTCAGAGCCAGCATCAATCACTTGTACCGATTTCTCAGGGCGTTCCGGGATTTTTTCCGGGACTCGAGCCCGAGGCCTGACTCTCGGCTTGGCCTTCTGATGGCTGCTCAAAGAGCGGTGCCGCGGCTGGCGCGGTCGCTTCCTCCATCGCGGCCCGAAGATCGTCGACCATCGCGGCGGTGTAAAAATCTGCCGTTGTCTTGATGTCGGTATGGCCGAGCAGCTCCTGCACCACGCGCAGGTTTCTGGTTCGGCGCAGAGTGCGCATGCCGGTAGTGTGACGGAGGTCGTGGATGCGCGCTTTGATGCCAGCCTTGGCCCATTTGCGCGTCTTGTTCGAAGTCACGCCGGCGTAGGTCATCGGGTAGCGCTGGCCCTTGACGTACTGACGCTTGGTTTTAGGGCACTGGCGGGTGCGTTTGGCGCGAAAGGTGAAAACGTATTCCGGATGATCGCCGCGGCGGCGCCAGAGCATCTGGTAGACTTCGCGGGTCATCGGAACTACGCGCGGCTCGCCGCCCTTGGTGATGACCCGGATGACGCCGAGCTCGAAATCGATCTGAGGCCAGAGCAGAATGAGGTTGCGCTTGCGCAGGCCGGTAATGATCGCGAACCGGCGCAGCTCGGCATAGTCGGCATCCTCCGCCGCATCCAGTGTCATTTCCTCGGTGGCCGTAAGCTCCCGGACATGGCCGCGCTTTTCCCTGAAGCGATGCTTTCGCCACTTCGGTTCCCGGATGATCGCGACGTTCCAGTTGTCGCGGGCGCGGCGCATCACGCGGCGCAAGAGGTCGATGGTCCGATTGACCGTCGACAGCGTGATCGGCCGGTACAGGATGGTGCGCTTGCCGTCGTCGTCGATAACCGTGCAGTCGCGGCGAGTGTCAGCGCGCCGCTTCTGAATCATGAGGGTGACGTCGGCGTCGGTAATGGCATGCAGGAATTTCTTCGGGCCCATGATCTCGACCAGGCGGTCCAGGGCGCGCTTGATCGAGACGTCGGATAGGGTTGACCCGTGCTCGATCCACCAGCGGTCGCAGGCCGCCTTGAGCTGCAGCGGCCCGCTGCCGGCGGCGTTGAGCTGATCGACTAGCTCTTGAGCTTCGACTTTGCGCGCGTCCTCGAAGGTCTGCGCGTCACGTTCATTGCGGCATTTGGTGGAGCCGGAAAAGCGATAACCGTCGATCTGGAAGTCGAATTGGAAATAGGGCGATCGCTTGTCGCGGTAGACTGACATGGCGGATCCTCGGCCAGAAACTCGATGAACCGGATCACATCGCCGATGGTAAAAACCCGGTGGCGCCTGGTGCGGCCGAGGCCCTTCAGCCGGCCGGTCAGGTTGCCAGCCTCAACATGCCGCTGGATCGTCTCGCGATGCAAGGGGATGAGGGCCGCCAGCTTTGGGACGCCGATGGTAGCCTTGCCGGCGAAGGCGGCTTCCAGTGCCAGGCGAAGGTCCTCAGGACTCTTTGCGAGGGAGATAGGGGTCATCGGCTCGCCTTCGTCTCTGCGGGCCGGACGCGCTCACCGTCGAGCTTGGCGCGGCCGCTGGCGATAAGGCTCTGAACGACGCTGTCGGAAATCCGTCGTGTGCCAAATCGCCAACCGCCGCGCTGATGCCGCTCAAAGGGGCTGAGTTTGAGCAGCCTAAGGTGTCGGTAGTGCCAGTTGGGAAGCGCGCTCACGGTTCGCCCATCGCGTTGGCTATGCCCTGCAGCATGCTGTCCAGTTCGGCTTCGGTGATCGGGACCGGGCGCGCTAGCGCTCCGTCAATCGGCATATGAAAGCGGCGCGCGAAGTCCGCTGCCTGACGACGGGCTTCTTCCGCGGAAACGAAACGGCGCCAGCGCCGGTAGATTTCAGCGCTGGCGCTCGCGATGTCAGGGGTGAGGGCCACCATCGCTTAGATCGAGCCACCGGACAGGCGCTGCGCCCTTATTCTGGCCTTTTCGCCGAGCAGGTCTAGTTGTGCCCCGGTCCATCCTAAAAGCTGCAAATCTTCACGCGAGACGCCACCCTCGCGATTGCCGGCCTGACGCATATCCTCGGCGAGTTGGGAGGTCGCCCTATCGCCGGATAGGTTCGCGCGGGGCTGGACGAACGAAGTGGTGATGAATTCGGGAATGGACGGGGTGGGTTCGGTAAAGCGGCTGACGCCTGGAAGGCGGTTGCAGGTCGAGCGACGCATATAAGTCTCCGTTAGAACAAAACGGAGACTATCTATATCGGTAATTTTACTGCGTCAACAAAAAACGGTAAAATTACCGTTTCACCGCCTCGGTCGAAGACCGGTTACCTTTGCGGCCCACTCAATCTGTGCGTTTCGGATAGGAGGTTCGTCCGAATTTGAGAGTAGCGTATAACTACCGTCGCGCTCCCGTCGGACCTCCTTGATCAGGATTCGGTCGTCACTGAGGCCGATCACGCAGGTGTGGTTGAGCAGGTCATCGGAAATTGGTGACCTGACATCTTCGTAGAACACCAGCCAGGAATCGAGGAGCGGGCCAAAGCTCTTGCCTTTGATTTCTACCGCGACCGTTTGATCGCTAGCTCCGATAGGGGCTTCCACCTCTTCGTAGTCTCCTTGGGCAATAGCGTAATAGTGGGCGGCGCTTCCCGCGCCAACATAGCCGACAATTCGCACAAAACGACCGTTGCGCGGAGGGTCGGGCAGAATTGCGCCGCTTTCGATGTGAGGATCCGGTTCAGCAACCTCGGGACCTTCACCTGACATTAGCCATGCCGGTGTCGTTTTAAGTACAGGGGCAAGGGCGATAAATGTCGCGGCATTGGCACCTCGCGTGGCGATTTTCCCCTTTGCGCCACGCTTCATGTTGTAAATCGCGCTCTCGCTAAGCCCTGCCTGACGGGACGCGGTGGCGGCTTTCAGCCCGACCGCTGCTAGCCGTTTGTCAATCCTCGCAACGATTTTCTTGAGGTTATCCATGGGTCGGTAATTTGACTGGCCGGTAATCCGGTGGGAAACGGTAACATTACCGTTGACCGAATCGGTAAAATTACTGTTGAACGGCAATCATGAGCGCCATAGATTCGCTTTTGATTGTCGCGCGGGCCTACGGAAGGGCAGAGGGCATCGACCTCTCCACCGTTAGCTGGCGCGCGCTTAGGGACACCAAGAAACTGTTGGCGATCGAGGCCGGTGCCGACATCCAGGTCCGGCGCTTCGAAAAGACCATGAGTTGGTTTTCCTCAAACTGGCCCGATGGCGCGGTTTGGCCGGAGAGCGTAGCGCGTCCCGAGCGGGTGCCTTCATGAGCCCCACCCGCGCAGGAACGTCAAAAAAAGGGACCGATGAAAAGATCGGACGATCCCGACGATCTCATCTGTGGTTCGCGCCGGTTATTGCGGATTTGCGCGGGATTTTCCCGAAGAAGCTGGCGCAGAATCTTGCCTCCCGGGCCGGCCGCCATACTCGCATTTGCGAGTTCTGGATCGCCGGCACCGGGGCGCCTGATGGTGAGGCGCTCGCGCGCCTGATTTGCAGCGACATCGGCGATCGCGTGCTCGATGCGCTCACAGCCGACTGCAAACATCCATGGGCCGAAAACGTCCGCCGCACGCATGAAGTCGCGCGCCTGCGCAAGCAGGCGGCTGAAACCGCGCGCCGCCTGGCCGCGCTCGAGGAGGGGCTCTGATGGATCGGCTTCTGTCTGTCGAGGTCGCCCTATGACGTCACTCCGCACCGAGGCCCGCGAGGAGCTGAAGGCCTATATCGAGCGCATCGAGCGGATCGCCGAGGAGCGGAAGGCGCTCGGCGATGATCAGCGCGCGCTGTTCGCCGAGGCCAAGGCGAAGGGGTACGACACCAAGTCGATGCGGCGCATCATCAAGCGCCGGCAAAAGGAGTCCGCCGAGATCGCGGAGTGGGATGCGATCGACGGCACCTACATGCACGCGCTCGGCATGGCCGCGGAAAGCCCGCTGCACGAACAGATCTCCGCGCTGGTGCACGACGAGATGGGGCGCGACCAGCTGATCGACGCGCTGCAGAAGCTCGTCCCGGTCAACGGCGAGATCATCGCCCGGCTCGGCGGAAAGCCGATGCGGCTCTGGCGCACCGAGGACGGCAAGTCGTTCGCCGAGGAGTATGTCGCGCCGAAGCCGGAAAAGACCGGCCGCGCGATTAAGTCGTCGGCGACCGTGCTGTCGATCGTGCCGAAGGATGACCCGGTCAAGGCCGCCGCCGATCGTGCCGAGCGCCGCTCACGCGATCATGCGCGTGATCCGGACGAGGTCGACGAGGATGATGAGGAGCCCGTCGCCTGATGCACGGCTCGTTCGTCACTTCGCGCAAGCAGCAGCTCGAGCAGGTCTCCGCCGACTTGATCGACCTGTCATGGACGCCTTGGCGCCGCATCGTGCTGTCGGCGCGGGAGAACATCTGGTGCTTGGTCGACGCCGAGGATTACGACTGGCTGTCGGCGAACGTTTGGAACGTCAGCTGGGGCTCGCGCACGCCCTGGCAGAAGTACGGCAAGCGCAATGTCGGGGTCGACCGCGCCACGCTGCGCATGCATCGCGAGATACAGATCGTCGCCGACCCGCGTTCCGAGCGGTTCAAGGGGTCGCATCACGTCGACCACATCAACCGCCAGACGCTTGATAATCGCCGCGCCAATTTGCGCTGGGCCACGCGCCGGCAGAATGCCCGCAACGGCGGCCCGCGATCGGCAATCCCTTCTCTCGATGACATCGTCCGCGGTCTCGTCGCCAGCCTCGGCCCGCGGCCGCAACCGGCGGAGATCCCGTTTTGACCCTTGCATTTCACCAGTACGCCAACCTGTTCCCGCTGATCGACGGCCAGGAATTCTATGACCTGGCGGATGACATCCGGATCAATGGTCTGCTCGACCGCGTGCTTCTGATCGATATGGCGAACGGCGAGGGGCAGGGCAATTTCCAGATCCTCGACGGTCGCAACCGCTATCGGGCCTTGGTGTGGCTGGTGTCGACGCAAGAGCCGCTCGGCCCCGGTTGGGGCAAGAGGGCCGGAACGATCCTCTTGCTCGAGGATCTGCTCGATACCACTAACGATACGGTCTTCATTCGGTTCTGGCCGGAGATCGATGGCGACCCGCTGGCCTACGTGGTGTCGAAAAACCTGACCCGGCGCCATCTCGATCCCGGACAACGAGCAATGCTCGCGGCCGACCTGGCGGATCTGAGGGTCGGCGGCAACCAGCACAGCGAGGGTACCTCAATTGAGGTAGCCTCCAACCTGGCCCAGGCCAGTCGGGCATCCGTAGAGCGCGCCAAGGTTGTTAAGCGGGATGCGATCCCTGAAATAACCGAAGCGGTTCGGGCGGGGCAGATTGCGGTGTCGGCGGCCGCCGATATCGCTCAGGAGCCGGCTGAGCGCCAGGCGGAGATCGTCAGGACGCTCCCGCGCGATGCCGAGGGCAGGTTGCTGCCCGAGGTCAAAAAGGCGTTGGCGCCCGTCATCAAGGAGATCCGGGCCGAGAAGGTCGCCGCCAAGAAGGAAAAGCGGGCCGAGCGCGAGCAGCAGCTCGGCCGCAAGCTGCAGGCGCTGCCGGAAAAATCGTTCGGCGTCGCGATCGAGGATTTCGAATGGGACCACGAGCCGTGGTCGCGCAAGACCGGTGTCGAGCGGCATCCGTCGATGCACTACGAGACCGCCGAGGATGCGCATAGCCCGGAGGATATCGTCGCCCGCTGCGCCGAGCGCTTCGCCTGCCTGGCTGACGATTGCGTCCTGTTCAAGTGGACCACAATCCCGCATCTCGCCATCGCCATCCGCGTGATGGAGCTGCAGGGCTTCCGCTACGTCACTAGCCTGGTCTGGAACAAGGAGCGCCCCGGTGAGGCCCGCGGTCCTGGCTATTGGTTCACCGGCGAGCACGAAATCGTCCTGGTCGGCGTCCGCGGCAAGGTGGTGGCGCCGGCCGTCGCGCGTTTCCGCAGCAACTTCTCCGCGCCGGTCGGCGAGCATTCGGAGAAGCCGGCCAACATTCACGAGATCGTTGAATTCCACTGGCCCTCGATGCCGAAAGTGGAATTCAACGCGCGGCGCGCGCGCCCAGGCTGGACCGCCTGGGGCTTTGATGCGCCCGAACATTCCCAAGCGAACGCAGGCGACGGTCCGGCTCTCGAGGGCGAGCCGGCAGGTATGGAAGCGCCTGTTAGTAGGGTTGCCGATGGCCGGACATCGGACGAGGACGCGCCGGATAGCCATGGCGGCGCGTCCTCACCCATTGCGGACGGCGGCGAAGCTTCGCGCGCCGTCGATCGTCCAGCCCCTCCGGCCGGTGTTGCCCCGGCCGAGTGTGGGACAGTCGTTTCGGATGCCGCCCCTGCGGGCCGCACCGATGACGCCGCGCCGCCGGCGAACCGACCTGGACGTTTCAAATTCCCTGACGACGGCGGCATCCCGGATTTCCTGCGCTTCCAGGATCAGCCGAAGAAAGCGTCGCGGCCAGACCTGCAAGGCGAGATGGACGTCACGCGCCGCGACCGTGCGCCGGCGGAGGTCGTCGACGACAGGCTGCAGACGCGCCTGCCGCTGACCGATGACGAGATCGAACTGCAGGCGACGCTGCTCGCGATCGACGCCGGCCAGGAGGTCGAATGGTCGATCATGCGCAACGCGATCGGCGCCGGCTTCGCCTCGGCCACCACGACGTCAGTCTTCGTCACCGACGAGGGCCGCGCCTTCCTGGCGCTAATCGTCGGGCAATTGCCGGCGGCGAAAGGGGAGGGGGCGCGGGCATGAACAAGTTCTCGCTGTCTCAACAGGTCGACGCCGTCGAGCTGGAGCTGAAAGAGCGCCGCATCACGCGCGGCAAGATGAGCCGTTCGGTCGCGGAATTTCACATCAAGCGCCTCGAGGCCGCGATCGACACCTTGCGTTGGCTGCAGACCAACGAGGCGCGCATCAAAGGGGTTGTGGGGCAATGACCGTAATCGAGAAGCATCACACGATCGCACCGCGCGATATGCGCCGCGTGATCCTCGAGTCACCATTTGCTGGCGATGTCGACGCCAACGTTGCGTATGCCCGCGCTTGCGTGCGCGATGCGCTGCTGCGGGGTGAAGCGCCACTCGCGTCGCATCTGCTCTATACGCAGCAAGGCATTCTGAACGACGACGATCGCAACGAACGGTCGCACGGCATCAATGCTGGCCACGCGTGGATGCATCTCGCCGATGCGGTCGTCGTCTATACCGATCGCGGGATCTCGATCGGCATGGCCGCGGGCATCAGCCTGGCCAAGTTTCACGGGGTGACCGTTGAGTACAGGTCGATTGAAGAGGCGTCGGCATCGTGAGCCAGCCTCTGATCGCGCTGCTCGCGGTTGCAGCGTTCGCAAGCTTCATGGGTGGGTATTGGTTTGGCTGGCGCCATCGCGGCGCCAACTTAGGCAAAACGCTCGCCGACGTCGTAGATTCAACGACGATCGAGCGCCGGCGCGATTGCCTTGAGGCACGGGTGCGGAGGTCGCAGCGATGATCGTCATTCGCGTCGAACTCCACTCTGCCATCACGCGCCAGGTCACCGAGATCGCGCGCATGCGGATCCGCAACGCCGGGGGCACCAAGGCGCTCGCACGCTACGCCGTCGAGACGCTGCGGGGCCGATCACGCGAACAGCTCAACCGCGGCGAATGCCAGCGCTCCGGAGAGGTCAAGGATTATCCGCGCCTGCGCATCCACGTCTGGCACCTGGTCGCCCGCGCCCTGATCGCCATGAACTACGCCGGCGCCGCCGAGCTGGAGCAGCAGGGCGACCTGCTGGAAGGCGAGGAGCAATGAACTCCACCCGTCACCGTTGGGGGGAGCCAGTCCGGTTCGGCGCCTATAAGACCGAGCGGCAATGTGTTCGCTGCGAACTGGTGAAGGTCTCGCGCCATGAGCAGGAAGGCGGCCGCGACGTGCACTGGATCGAATGGTGGCGCGACGAGGAGCGCATCCGCAGCGATGCGACGCCGCTCTGCGACGCCAGACTCGAGGGCGTGCCGGCATGAAGCAGCCGCGCTGGACCCAAAAGGAACGCGACCGGCTGTTGCATCTGCGCGACGTCGAGCGGCTGAAATGGGACGCGGTCGCTGCGCGCATGCCTGGCCGCACGCGCGGCTCCTGCATCGTCCAGTATTACGATCGGCTGCGCGCCTTCAACAAAGCGCAGCAGCGTCCTGAAGAGCCCGGGCGCTATGGGCCGAAGCCAATCCGCGCCGCGCCGCCTCCGCTGCCGGCGCCGAAGCCGGCGCGGCCGTCGGTGCCGGAGGCGGTCAAGCCGGTCGCCCCACCTTTGGTCGCCGTGCCGGCGCCGGCAGACATTGCTTTGCGCCGCCGTACCGCTGCGCTCGAGGTCCTGCGGGCCGAGGCCGAACTGCGCGCCAGGATCGCCGAGCGCGGCCTGACGGGCGGCTTGTTCGGCGACCCTGCGCCTGGCCGCAGCGCGCTCGATAGGCGCCTGGCCGGGCCCGACGAGCCGCGGAAGCCGGCTTTGCAAAGCCGAGGCTTCAATGGCTGGTCTTGAGCGACTCCTCTGGACGCTGTCGGCCGAAGGCCCGCGCGGATTCAAGCTGGCCGACATCATCTGCGACCTTGTCGCGAAGGGCGGCCAGCTCGGCGAGCTTGTCGAGTACGACCATCCCGACCGGACGCTCTCCAAAGACGGCGGCACGAAATGCCGCCGCATGCGGCCTGAGTGGCTCGACCGTCTGGGCCGCGCCGTCGAGACCGAAGCGATCGACCGGCTCGACGCCGACCGCATCGTCGAGATCCTGCTGCAGGGGAAATAGCCGGATCATCGTTTCAGTGCAGTTGCTTACCGCGTCCAACTTAATCTTTCGCATCACGAGACTAGAAAATGGCTACCATCGTGCGCGGCAAGCCTCGCCCGCGGCGCATCGCTTCCGACGAAGCGCATTCCTGGGCGCGCAATCTTCGCCTCGGCAATCCCCTCGGCAAGTTGGTGCTCATGATGATCACCGGCTATGTCAATGGCGAGGGAATTTGCTTCGTCGGGCAGGAATCGCTTTCCGAGGATTGCGAGCTGGCGGTCAACACCATCAGCAAGCGTCTCGGCTGGTTGGAGAAGATCGGAGCGATCAGTCGGCGCCCGCGCTGGCGGGATGGCAATGGCGTTCGTAACAGCGAGGGTAGGGGCAAGCGCACCACCGACGACATTCAGCTCATGCTGTTTGCTGACATCGACGAGATCGAAGAGGCAGCGCATGTTCCGGAGCACGAACTTGATGCTTTTCTGAGCAAGCGCTCGCAAGGGATTAGCCCCCCACGCCATGGGGGGCAGGTTGCTACATCTAGCCCCCCGCCGCATGGGGGGCAAAATGGGGACTGCCCCGCAGTAGCCCCTCAGCAGCCCCCCAGCTGCGTGGGGGCCACAGACTCTTCTGAACCTGAACCGGAAGATTCTCCCCCTACCCCCTCCGGAGGCGAGAGCGAGCGGAGCGAGGTCTCGGAAGTTGAGCCCGAGCCTGAACACTTCGCTCCCGCGTGGCAGTCGTGGCCGGGGCACGAAGTGATGCGCCGAGATCTGGCGCTCGCCGAGTTTCGAAAGCTGACGCCCGACAAACGGCTGCTCTGTCGGGCGGCGATTCCGAAATTTTTCGAGATGCAGCGGCACCTCAAGCGTGACCACATCCCGAATTTCCATCTGTGGATTCGCAGTCGTGGCTTCGAAGAATTCCCGACTGCAACGCTCGCGGATGCGCCTTCAGGCTCGCAAGGGTCGAGCAACTCCTACGCGGTCGAAAGCGTGGAGGGCAGGGCGCTCAAGGCTTTGTTCGGGCTCGCCCGGACGTCGCTGTCGGAGCGCAATGGTCGCGTGATCTATCCGCTTCCGGTAACGGCGCGCGTGATCGCCTTCGCCGTCGCGCCGCCGGAATCGGCGTGGCACTGGATCCAAGATCGGGCGCAGGTCGCGGCCTGGTCGGCGTTCCTGTCGACGCACATTCATCGGCCGCGGCCGGAAATCCTTACGACGCGCCGCGTCGGCGCCGAACTGAGCCGCGGCTTCCATGCGCCATGGCCGTGGCCGCCGCGCAAGGACGGAATGATTTCAGCATCACCACAGGCAGGGGAGAACGAATGAACATGCAGTACGTCAGGGGCCAATTCGTCGGCTACGTGCCGATCGAAGAGCCGATTTCAGTGCCGTCGGCGCCGAAGCGATGGTACATCCTGTGTGTGACGCCGGGGCGAGATGGCCGCGTTGTCGATGCGCTCAAGCGACGCGGTGCGTGCGCCTATTCGCCCACGGTGGTGCGTTACATCGATCGACGGACTCGCCTTGAGACCCGAAAGCCGCATGTCGGCAAGCGCGTCGAGAAGCCGTTCCTGCCGGGTTTAGCGTTCGTGCCGGACTTCGATGTTGATAACCCTGCGCTTCAACGGGTCGATGACATCGGCGACTTCCTCAAGATCGGCGAGCACTTTGCGACGCTGAGCGCCGCGGACATGACGGTCGTCCGCGGCATTGTCGCCGCGTTCAACGTGCCGCTTGGCGTTCGGGACTATGCCATCGGGCAGCTGATCAGGATCGTTGAAGGTCCGATGGCGGACTTTGTCGGTCAGGTGCAGCGGCTTGACTCAAAGGGGCGACTCAAGGTCTTTGTCGAAGCGTTCTCGCGCGGTGCCTCAGTCACAGTAACAGAGGCACAGGTGGAGCCGGTCGCTGCAAGCACGCTTGCACCCACGGCTACTCGTCAGAAGCGGAAGTTGAAACGCTCTGAGCGCAGGCTGTGATTCCAGCCAGAGGCGCGAAGCGCGTCTAACCGTCCCCGACAAGCCCGGCCTCGCGCCGGGCTGCTTTTCCGTTTAAACTGGTTGTGCGGCATCGCCTCTGGTGCCGCTGCCCTCCTTGGGCGTTTCCTCCCTAGACTTAAGGCCGGTCGTCGCAAGGCGATCGGCCTTTCCTTTGGGTAGGATGCCATCACCACCATGGAAAGCCTGGTACAAGCTGGCGCGCTGGCGCGAGCTGCGCCTGCGCATCTTCCGGCGCGATCTGTACACATGCCAGCGAAAGGCGTGCGGCAGGATCGAAGGCAACACGGCGCTGCTTGTCTGCGACCACGTCAAGGCGCATCGTGGCAACGAAGCACTGTTCTGGGATGAGGCGAACCTGCAGACGCTCTGCAAGGCTTGCCACGATAGCGACAAGCAGCGCGCCGAGCAGTCATCTCTCCACACACGCGGCGTCTGGCATTGAGGGGAGGGGGGTGGGGCAATTCCTCACGGTCCCCCTCTCCGCGGACCGGCGTCTCTCGCATTGGCAGGTTTTTTTCTGATGTCGGCGAATTTCGACCTGTTTGGCGATCCTGTCGCGGCCAACCGTGGCCAGCGCGGTCGGCCCCAGCATGTCCCGACGCAGCAAAACCGGAATCGTGTCAGCATGTTAGTCGGGCTCGGCTGGAGCAATGAGCGCATCGCCGGCGCGATGCTGATCACGCTGCCGACGCTGCGGAAGTATTATTTTTCTGAGCTGAAGCTGCGGGCCGTCGCTCGCGATCGGCTCGACGCTCGTCTGGCCATGAAGCTCTGGGAGCAGGTCGAGGCGGGCAATGTCGGCGCCATGCGCGAGTTCCGGAAGCTGCAGGAGCACAACGACCTGATGCTCTACGGCCAGCAGCGGCCGCCGGTTGAGGAGAAGCCGGCCGAGAAGCTCGGCAAAAAGGATGCCGCGATCGTCGCCGCGCATACGCCGGACACCGGCTCGCGCCTCGGCGAGCTGATGGCGCGACGGCAAGGGCTGAACTCGTGACCGGTCGCACAGCTCGATTGGCGGAAATGGAAGCGGCCGCTTGGTCCGAGCGCCAGCGTTCGATCCTGGCGCTGATGCCGGTCGGTCTGGCGCCGAACCTGGAGGCCGCTTGGCGCGATCTCGCCAAGACCTTTGCGGATGATCCGCCGGGCTGGTCGCCGTCGCCGCGCTATCGGGTGCTGATCAACGAGTACTGCATCGAGACTGCCCGCATCGCCGATTACCGAACCCAGCTCAAATCGATCAACCTTGAGGTCTATCGCGAGAAGTCGGCGACGGCCGAGCGCGTCAAGGTGCATCCTTTCGTTCCGCTGCTCGATGCGGCGCTGAAGCGTCAACGCGCGCTGTTCGCGCTGCTCGATATGACGCCGGCGTCGCGACGGAAGCTGTTCGATGGCTAGGAAGTCGAAAAAAGCGGCCGCCACAGCGCCGGCGGCCGAGCAGGGCACGCCGCGCACTCTGCCGTACCGCATCCGCGAGGAAGTCTGGCCGATTGAGCAGATTCGCCCCTATGAGCGGAACGCCAAAAAGCACCCGCAAGAGCAGATCGACAAGGTTCGCGCCTCCTACCGCGAATTCGGCGAGGTCGACCGCGTGTTCGTCGACGAAACTGGCGAGATCATCGCGGGCCACGGTCGCCATCTTGCGCTGTTGCAGGAAAACGTCCCCGAGATGCGGGTTTCCGTCGCCATCGATTGGACCGACGACCAGAAGCGCCGTTTTCGCTTGCTGCACAACCAGCTCAACCTGGCGACCGGCTTCGATGAGAAGCTGCTCAAGTTGGAAATCATCGAGCTGGACGGTCTCGGTGTGCCGCTCGACCAGCTCGGGTTCGAGCCCGGCCGCATCGCGGGGCTGTTGTCGCGACCGTCCGAAGGGCTGACCGATCAGGATGAAACGCCGGCGCCCGCGGCCGTCGCGGTATCGGCACGGGGCGACGTGTGGCTGCTCGGCAGGCATCGCCTGACCTGCGGCGACTCCACGAATCCGGCCGATGTCGCACGCGTCCTGGCCGGCGCCAAGCCGCACCTGATGGTGACCGATCCGCCCTACGGCGTCGAATATGACCCTAGCTGGCGCGAAGAATTTCGCCCGACGAAGGATGGCGCTCTCGGTAAGGTGCTCAACGACGACCGGGCCGATTGGCGCGAGGCCTGGGCGCTGTTTGATGGCGATGTTGCCTATATCTGGCACGCTTCGACGTATTGCGGCGTTGTCGCTAATTCCCTCGATGCAGTCGGTTTCAAAGTCCGCAGCCAGATCGTCTGGGTCAAGCAGCGCCACGTCGTCGGCCGCAGCGACTACCATTTCCAGCACGAGCCGTGTTTCTACGCGGTGAGGGATGGCGCCGAGGAGCATTGGCATTTCATGCCGGAGCATGAGCTGGCGACCTACGCCGTCCGCTGTGGCGAGCCGGGTCACTTCAACCGGAAGGCGGACAACGGCCGCAAGCAGTCGACGGTCTGGAACATCGAACACGTCAAGTCCGATACCGGGCACGGCACGCAAAAGCCGGTCGAATGCATGCGCCGCCCGATAGAGAACAACTCTCTCCCCGGCGAATCTGTCTATGAGCCGTTCTCCGGTTCCGGCACCACGTTGATTGCTTGCGAGATCACTGGCCGCAAGGGCTACGCGATCGAGCTGAACCCGCTTTACGTCGATATCGACGTCAAGCGGTGGCAAAATTTCACGGGCCATGCCGCCACGCTCGAGGGCGATGGCCGCACCTTCGATGAAATCGCGGTCGCGCGCGCGGCCGATCGCGCTGCCGGCGAGGCTGCCTGATGTGGGACACCTCCTGCCCCGATTGGGAAGATCGCATCCGCAACGGCCGCTCGCTGATTCCGGACCTTCCGCTGTTCGAAAGCGAAGCGGACATGGGTCTGGCGTTCTACGACGAGATGCGGCTGCCGGACGTGGCGGGCAATCCGCGGCTCGGCGATGCGTCGGGCCAGTGGTTCCGCGACCTGGTGCGTGCGGTGTTCGGATCATGGGACCCGGTCAACAAGGTGCGGATGATCCGCGATTTCTTCGCGCTGGTCCCGAAGGGCTCGTCAAAGACGACGTATTCCGCCGCGCTGATGCTGGTCGCGATGCTGATGAACTTCCGGCCGCGCGCGACCGCGCTGTTTCTCGGCGAGACGCAGGCGGTTGCCGATCGCGCCTATGAGCAGGCGGTCGGCATGATCGAGGAGTCGCCGGATCTGCGCCGGCGGTTCAAACCGCGCGACTACGACAAGACGATCGAGGACCTTGTCACCAAGTCGGAAATCATGATCGCGAGCTTCGACCTCAAGATCCTGACCGGCGCGATGGCGCTGATCTTCGTGCTGCTCGACGAGCTGCATCTGCTTGGCAAGCGCGCCCATACCTCGCGCGTGCTGCGCCAGATCCGCGGGGGACTCGATAAGACCGAGGAAGGCGTGCTGGTCACCACCACGACGCAGAGCGACGAGCCTCCGGCGGGCGCTTTCAAGAGCGAATTGAAATTCGTGCGCAATCTGCGCGACGGCCTTTACCGCGGCAAGATCATTCGCCCGACGCTACCGTTGCTCTATGAGCTTCCGCGCGATATCGCCACTTTGACGCGCGAAGAACGCAAGCGTGGTGTCGAGCCACGCTGGATGGACCCGGCCTGCTGGCCGATGGTGATGCCGAACATCAACCGGCCCATCACGGTTGCCTCGATGCAGGCCGATTTCGCCAGCGAGCGCGAGAAGGGCGAGGAAGCTATCCGCATCTGGGCTTCGCAGCATCTCAACATCGAGATCGGGACGGGGACCAACGATGACGGCTGGAGCGGCGCGGATCTTTGGGACGCGCAGGCCGACGAGGGGCTGACCTTGGAAACGCTGCTGGAGCGCAGCGAGGTGGTGACGATCGGCGTTGACGGCGGCGGCCGCGACGATCTGCTCGGCCTGGCGGTGATGGGGCGCGAGAAGGGCACGCGTAACTGGCTGTCATGGTGCTACGCATGGGCGGACCCGATCGTGCTGGAGCGCCGCAAGGACATCGCGTCGCATCTCGACGACTTCGTGAAAGAGGATTCGTGCTCGATTGTGGATATCGCGGCGGCGCTGACCGAGCTTGCAGCCATCGTCGCCACCGTGGTCGCGAGCGGCTTGCTGCCGGACAAGAACGCTGTGGGTGTCGACCCGAACCGGGCGGCGGCCCTGTTCGAAGCGTTGTTCGGCGCCGGCGTGACCGACGACATGGTGCGCCGGCTGCTGCAGGGTCCGGCGCTGGCGCCCGCGGTGTACGGCCTCGATCTGAAGCTCGCCGATGCGACGTACTTTCACGCCGAGCAGGCGCTGATGACGTGGGTGGTCGGCAACGCCAAGGTCGAGCAGCGCGGCAATGCCGACATGATCACCAAGCAGGTCGCCGGCCGCGCCAAGATCGACCCGCTGATCGCGCTGTTGCAGGCGACAATCCTGATGAGCTGGAATCCGCAGGCCGGCATGCTGGTGACCGGATCTGACATGCTGGTGGTGGTCTAATGGGGCTGATGAGCGGGCTGACCTCGGCATTTCGCGCCGTTGCGGACGCGGTCGATCCGTCACGGCCGCGCGATGTGATGGAAGAGCGGATGTACGCCGGCCTGATCGGCGGCCAGCTCGCGATTGCCGGCGTCACGGTGACCGACCGCAACACCAGCCAGCTCGGCGCCGTCCAGTCGGTGCGCTATGGCCTGGCCTCGGCGCTGAAGTCGCTGCCTGTCTCGGTTTATCGCCGTGGCCCGAAAGGCGCGCGCGAGGCGCTGCCGGATCATCGGCTGACGAAGCTGCTGGCCTGCCGCCCCGGCAACGGCGCCACGCCGGCCGAATTCATTGGCGAGATCGGCTGGCATGTCTCGTTCTATCGCAACGCCTATTGCCGCGTCCTGCCCGGCACGGTCGACGAGCGCGGCGACTATTATGCGGTTGGCGGCCTCGAGATCCTGCATCCGCGCCGGCTGGCGAACCTCGAGCGCGGCATCGACGGCCACCTGTACTACACCTTCAATCCGCCTTCGACGCTGGTGCAGAATGCCAAGCTGAAGCCGGAAGTCTATCGCGACGACGAGATCTGGCACATTCGCAGCAATCCGCTGCAGGAAGATGGCCTGCTCGGCGAGCCGATCTTCGTCTCCGCGCGCGATGTCTTCGCCCGCGCCGTTGCCGTGCACGAATATGGCGACATCTGGTTCGCCAATTCCGGCCAGACCGGCGGCGTTATCAAGCATCCCGGCAATTTCAGGAACAAGGACGACGAGCGCGACTTCCTTGACACATGGCGGTCGATGTCGACCGGTCGCAACCGGCATCGCGATCGGCTGCTGAAATATGGCGGCGAGTACCAGCCGCTCAAGGTCACCAACCAGGAAGCGCAGCTCCTCGAGACCGAGGATGCGGCCGACACCGCGATCTTTGGCCTCTGGAGCTATCCGCCGCACCGCGCCGCGCGGCTGAAGCGATCGACCAACAACAACATCGAGCAGCAGTCGCTCGATTTCGTCATCAACTGCCTGGCGCCGCTCGCGATCGAAATCGAGCAGGCCTGCGAGCGCGATCTGCTGCTCGACAATGACGACGACAAGCTGTTCGTCGAATTCAATTTCGCCGGTCTGCTGCGCGGCGACCTGCTCAACCGCTACCGCGCTTATCTGATCGGCCGGCAGGGCGAGTGGCTATCGGCGAACGACATCCTGCGGTTCGAAAATATGCCGCCGCGCACCGATCCGGGCGGCGACGAGTACAAGAATCCGCAGACCAAGAACTCAGCCGACGCCGGCGCTGGCGGCGGCAGCGAGCCTGGCGACAACCAGAATTCTGACGAGGAGGACGAAAATGCCGATGACTGACAAGCCGCCGGAATTGCGCCAGGCCATTCAGCAGATCGCCGCCATCGATCCCGTCGTTGCGATCGAGATCTCGGCGCTCGGCGATTGCCTGGCGCGCGCCGAGGCCAATGCGATCCGCAGCGCGGCCGTGGCCGATGCCGGCCGCGCCGCGAAGGTGGCTGTGATCCCGGCCTATGGCGCGCTGACGCCGCGCGGCAGCTGGTTCGGCACCAGCCTCTCGGCTTTCGGCGGCTTCGTGCGGCGCGCGGCCAATGATGCCGATGTTGCGGCCATCGTGCTCGACATCGACAGCCCCGGCGGCACGGTCGCCGGCACTGTCGAGGCCGCCAACGAGGTCAAGGCTGCGGCCGCGCAAAAGCCGGTCATCGCCATCGCCAACACGCTCGCCGCCTCGGCGGCGTACTGGCTGGGCTCGCAGGCCAGCGAATTCGTGATGGCGCCTTCGGCCGATGTCGGCTCGATCGGCGCCATGATCATGCATCAGGACGTCTCAGGCATGCTCGAGCAATGGGGGATCAAGATGACGATGATCCGCTCCGAGCAGTCGCCGAACAAGAATGAGGCCCATCCATTCGCGCCGCTGTCGGATGAGGCGGGGGCGTTCCTGCAGGCGCGCGCCAATGACGCCGGCGCCGATTTCATCAAGGCCGTCGCCGCGGGCCGCGGCGTGACGCAGGCCAAGGTCAAGGAAGACTTCGGCCAGGGCCGCGTATTCGGCGCGCGCGAGGCGGTCGCCCGCGGCATGGCCGATCGCGTCGCCACGCTCGACGAGGTCATCGCGGGGCTGACGCAGAAGATGGTTTCCGCAGCGCGCACCACGCGCCGCCGCTCCGCGCTGGCTTTCGAGTAGCCGGCGCCTTTTTTCCTTTCTCAGTCGCTCCAACCCGCGTCCGCCCGGACAGCGGGAACAAGGGCTCGTTTTCCGTCCGGGCGAACATCAACAGAGGGTATCCATGAAGAAGGATCTCAAGAAGCTGCGCCAGGCCCGCGCCGACAGGGCGAAGGCCGGCAAGACTGCGCTCGATCAGCTCAATGCGCTGCTCGTGAAGGCGGATGCGACCGATGCCGAGAAGGGGCAGATCACCACGCTCGAGGCGCAGGTCGATGCGCTCGAGAAGGAAGTTGCCGATCTCGACAAGGAAATCTCCGCGGAGGAGAAGTCCATCCGTCGCGCCGCGCTGTTCGGCACCACCTCGCTCGGCGGACCGGCGCGCGCCACCGTTGTCAACGATCTCAATCCGGAGCGCACCGGCGGCTTTCACAACCTCGCCGAATTCGCGGTGTCGGTCCGGAATTTCCAGGTGAGCGGCATTCAGGATCCGCGCCTCGGCGCCGCGCCGTCCGGCTTCCAGCAGAACCAGGGCACCTCGGGCGAGGGCATCCTGGTGCCGACCGAATTCCGCGAGCAGATCTGGGCGCTGGTGTTCGATGACGGCAACCTGCTCGGCTTCTGCAACCCGGAGCCGACCAGCGGCAATTCGGTCGGCATCGCCAAGGATGAGACCACGCCCTGGGGCGCCGCCGGCGTGCAGGCCTACTGGCGTTCGGAAGGCACCCAGATGGTTGCCACCAAGGCCGCGATCACGCCGACCATGATGCAGCTCCATGAGCTCTACGCCTTTGTGCTGGCGACGCAGGAGGTGCTCGACGACGCGCCGCGGCTGCAGAACCGCATCACCGTCCAGGCCGCCAATGCCATCCGCTGGAAGGCCTTCGAGGCGGTCGTGACCGGCGACGGCAACGGCAAGCCGCTCGGCTTCATGAACTCGTCGGCGTTGGTCACGGTAGCCAAGGAAAGCGGCCAGGCCGCCGACACCATTACGGTGCCGAACGTGCTGAAGATGTATTCCCGGCTGTTGCGCATGGGCGGCCGTCCGATGTGGCTCGCCAACTCCGATACGCTGCCGCAGCTCGGCCAGCTCACCATCGGCAACGTTCCGGCCTGGCTGCCATTCAATCAGCCCATTCAGGGCGCGCCGGATGGCGGGATCTTCCTCGGACGCTCGTTGTCATTCAACGAGCACTGCGCCACGCTCGGCGATGTCGGCGACATCATCGCCGTCGACCTCTCTGGCTACGCGCTGGCGACCAAGGCCGGCGGTGGCATCGACTTCGCATCGTCGATCCATCTGTTCTTCGACTACAACATCCAGGCGTTCCGCTGGATCTTTCGCCTTGGCGGCCAGCCCTATCTGTCGAAGCCGGTTTCGCCGGCCAAGGGCCCCAACACCAAGTCGCATTTCGTCGCCCTCGAGGCGCGCTGACCGCAATAGCGCGCGGTCCCTGCGGCCGCGCGTCGCCTCTGCCTTCACCCGTTCACTCCTCCAGATCATAGGGAAACAGCATGTCTGGAATTGCTCTCAAGCCGTCGCAGCGCGTCAGCGTCGTCGGCACCATCGCTCCGCAGTCGGCCGCCGCGGTGCAGTCCTCGGGCTGGATCGACGCGACCCTGTTCCACAACTACATGGCGGTGCTGATGGTCGGTGCGCTCGGCGCCTCGGCCACGGTCGACGCCAAGCTCGAGCAGGCCACCAGCAACGCCGGCGCCGGCGTCAAGGATGTCGCCGGCCGCGCCATCACCCAGCTGACGAAAGCCGGCACCGACGACAACAAGCAGGTCCTGATCAACCTCAAGCAGGAAGATCTCGACTTCAATGGCGGCTTCAAGTTCTTCCGTCTGTCGATGACGCCGGCGACCGCGGCCTGCCTGATCGGCGGCGTCGTGCTCGGCTTCGATCCGCGCTACGACTTCGCCAGCGACAACGGCGCCACCACGGTCGACGAGATCGTCGGCTGATCACTCGCGCGCCTCGGCATGTCCGGGGCGCGCGCGTCCAGGCGATGCGGGCGCCGGGTCCGCAATGGGCCAAGAGGAGACGACTAGCGATTGGCGGCGATTCATCTTATCTTCGGCTCATGAACGATTGCTGTTGCGCTCCGCCGGCCCTCGATCTGGGCGGAAACAAAAAAAGGGACGCGGCTTATCGCCGGGTTCTCTGGGCTGTGTTGGCGATCAATGCCGCAATGTTTGCGGCTGAGGTTATTGCGGGTCTTGTGGCCGGATCGGCTTCGCTACAAGCGGACTCGCTCGATTTTCTAGGTGACGCTGCCAACTATGCCATAAGCCTGCTCGTAGTCGGGATGGCACTGCGCTACCGTGCTGTTGCTGCCCTTGCGAAGGGGGCGACGATGGCGGCCTTCGGCGTTTGGGTTGTCGCAACAGTTGTGTGGCATTCGTTCCATGGAACGATTCCAAGCGCATTTGCGATGGGCACGGTTGGAGCTGCAGCTTTAGCTGCCAACGCAGCATCATTTTTTTTGCTTTGGGCGTACCGTCATGGTGACTCTAACATGCGATCCGCGTGGATTTGCACCCGTAACGATGTGCTTGGAAACCTCGCGGTCTTGTTGGCAGCGGCGGGCGTATTCGGAACCGGCACGGGCTGGCCCGATATATTTGTCGCCGCGGTCATGGCGGCACTTGCGATCCAGGGCTCTCTAATGGTGGTTCGCCAAGCCCGTAAGGAACTCCGCATTGGCCGATTGGCGGCCGCCAAATAGATTGAGCCGCCCTTGTCCCTTGGCCGCTCAGGAGCGACGCCGGAACACACTGAATTGGAACGATTGATTGGAACCCCAAGGCGTCGCATGAGCGTGCCGCCGAGTCTCAATGAGTTGGAACGCGCTCCCAAGGGTCTCACCAAGGCTCGTGGCATCGTACCGCACTACGGGAAGGCCGCTACATCGTTCCGGTCCATCGAGTGCAAAGGTCGCAATGATGGCGTACCCTCCGACCTTCAAGGCTCGTCCAAGGCGCGCGACGTACGCAGCACGGTCACGCTCCTCAGTGAGGAAGTGAAACGTCGCGCGATCATGCCAAACATCGTACGCTTTCAGCGGTTCCCAGACTGTTGCGTCTGCGGCTATCCAATGAACCTGTGCAGCGCGGTCCCTCAGGCGGCCTTTCGTGGCCTCTAGCGCCGCCTCGGATAAATCGAGGACGGTCACATCCTCGAAGCCTCGATCAATGAGGTGATCGACCAGACGCGAAGAACCCCCGCCGACGTCGATGATAGCCCCAGCGTGGGTCGCATCGACCTGTGCAATCAACTCGATCGAAGGCGCCGGACTTTCCTGAAACCAACTTACTTCGTTCTCGCGCTTCTCGATGTAGACTTCTTCCCAATGGGCTTGACGACTCTCGCTCTTCATAGCCTGCTCCTCCAACCCACGCGCGGTTTTGGCAAAAACATGGTAATTCCCCCCATCCTTGACAATAAGCACACATCCATGCCGTCGGTGTTTGCTCCAGCAGTTCTGCTTCGTGAAGCACGGCGACAGAAGGGGCTCGATACCCTGGATGTGCCCAGCGTCTGCATTTTGGACCCCGATGGTGATTTGGTGCGCCATTTGCGACGAGCGGGCGCGGCAAGGCCATTCGCCGGCTGGCCCTGCTATCACACAGAACTCGATGTTTTCGACCTTGGCGGCCGTCAGGTCGGGATTGTTGGCCGGGTCGTTGGCGCGTCTTTCGCCGTCCTTGTAGCCGAGGAGCTGTTTGCCAGCGGATGCCAGCTATTAGTGAGCCTGACATCGGCGGGTCAGATTGTCGCCGCTGGTCAGCCTCCTTACTTTGTTGTGATCGACCGCTCCTTGCGAGATGAAGGAACGAGCTACCACTATGCGCCACCGTCAGAGTTCGCAGAAGCAGATCCAACCCTCGTAAAGAAGGCTGCGACGGCTCTCTCACAGAGTGACCTGCACTGCGTCGTGGGAGCGAGTTGGACCACGGACGCGCCCTTTCGAGAGACCCCGCAAGCGATCGAAGCGGCCAGGGATAAAGGCATCCTCGCAGTGGAGATGGAAGCGGCAGCCCTGTACACGTTTGCCCACACCGCCCGAGTGCGCGTCCTTTGCCTCGCTCATGTCACCAACACAATGGGGCAGACCGGTGACGATTTCGAGAAAGGTGAAGCGGACGGAACACGTGAAGCTTTGACCGCACTCGAGGTGATAGTTGCTGGGGTCGAGGGCTCGCCGTAGCGAACCCCGCAAATGTCCGCTGCGCGTCATAAGCGGACGGCAATTATCCACTCCCTCACGGGCATTCAAAAGCAATGAGCGTCCTGGACTGGAACAAGCCTCTGCCGAAGCCGTGGTATGGCGAGGATTGGCCGCAAGAGCGCAAGCGTCGACAGCGCGCTGAACGCATCGCGCGTTGGCTGGCGCGCACGCGTCGCCCGATTATTGTCGGCGTTGCGACGCTCGGCTGGGTGCTTGCCATTGCGAGCCTCCACTTCGCCTGATCTCTCCTAGGATCACAAGGTAATCCCACATGCTCCGCGTCGTCGTTCCGCCGGCGGCCTATCCGGTCACGCTGGCCGAGGCCAAGGCGCAATTGCGTGTCCCTGATTCGTGTCAGGACACTGTCATCCAGGCGTTGATTCCGGCGGCGACAAAGTTCTGCCAGTCACTGGTGCAGCGGGTGTTCATGCTGCAGACCATGGAATGGGTGCTGACCCGCTGGCGCGAGGACATGGCTGTGCCGATCGCGCCAGTGCTCAAGGACGGCATCGCCTCCATCGAGTACATCGATTGGCAGAGCGTGACGCCGCAAACGCTCGACCCGGCGCGCTACGTGGTGCAGACGCACAAGGACACCGTCCGGCTGCTGCCGAAGTTCGGCGAATTCTGGCCGCGGGTGTTCGCGGGCTCGAGCGAGCCGATCGTGGTCCGCTTCGATGCCGGCTATGAGGATCCAGCCGACATCCCCGGCAACGTCAAGGCGAGCATCCTGCTGATGCTGCGCCACCTCTACACCATGGGCGAGAACAGCCTGACGCTGACACGGGATTCCGTGATCGGCCTCGGGGACAAGTCGTTCGGCGTGCCGCAGAACATGGAGACGCTGATCCCGAACGCGGTCCGCGATCTGCTGCTCGACGAGGCCTGGTGATGGCGGACCGCATCGTCAAGCTGCTGCGGCGCCCGGCGCGCCTGGTCTGGATCGCCAGCGCGAGCGATCTGGTGCTCGACTACACGCTGGATTGGTCGGCGCGGCTCGATGGCGGCGACGCCATCGCTTCATCGACCTTCGCGCTGCCGGCCGGCCTGGTCGCCGATCGCGCCAGCAACACCGCTGCGACGGCCACGGTATGGATCTCCAGCGGAGCCGCGGCCGGGTCTTACGAGATCGTCAACCGCGTCGAGACCTTGAAGCGCCGCACCATCGAGCAGGCGATCAAGCTGCGCGTCAAGGCGGGCTAGGGGCAGACCATGGATTGGCGCACGTGGCGCTTCTGGGCGGGGGTGCTCGCCGTCCTCGCGCTGCTCTATTTCTTCGCGCCGGTGCTGTTCTGGATCGCGGTGGCGATCGTCGGCGCCGGCTTCGCCTGGCTCGGTTGGCTGGCGGCGACCGGCTACATGTTCTGGAACGCATGACGGCATGGACCGCGTCACCGCGCTGGTCGCCATCGCGCATCTGAAACTGCGGCTCGAGCTGATCGAGCGCAACCCGCAACTGTTGGAGGCTATCGACATGGAAATCCGCCGACCGATGGAGCTTGCCGGCCTCAAGGGCCGCCTGGCGCGTGCCAGGAAACAGGAAGCCGATATCGCCACGACAGGCCAGCGTTATGACGCCGTGCTCGACCGCATCGACGAGCTGCACGGCGTCTCGCGCAACCATGTCGGCCAGCTCGAGCAGCAAGAGAACGATCTGCGCTCGACGATCGAGCGCATGACTGACGGGAGCAACGGCGGCCCAAACGAGCCCTCGGAATCCTTGACCGTATCATCAGCCG